TGGATTTACTTCAGGTACAAACAACAACGCAAATTATGGTTCTGGTGGGTCAATAGCTTGGGCGTGGGACGCCGGATCTTCCAACACAACAATTGCTGCTGGTAGTATAAGTAGTGGTGTCCCATCCATCGCATCAACAGTACGTGCCAACCCAAGTGCTGGGTTCAGTATAGTTTCTTATTCTGGAAATCCTGCAGGAGCTAAAACAATTGCTCATGGACTTTCAGCTAAACCTAACTTGATCATTGTAAAAAATAGAACACTTGGTGTATTTGATTGGCCTGTTTATCATAATTCTCTTGGAGTAGGAAGCAACACATCGTTAAAACTAAACACAACAGACGCTGCAACTCATAATTACTTTCCTACAGAACCTACGTCGTCTGTTTTTTATACGACAAGTAGTGGTGCAGTAGGAGGGGGTGCAAGTGATGACATGATCGCCTACTGCTTCGCACCTGTCGAAGGGTATAGCAAATTTGGTTCGTACACCGGCAATGGATCTGCAGATGGTCCGTTTGTTTATACCGGGTTCAAAACTCGCTGGGTCATGATGAAAGCATCAAGTCATGCTGGATCTTGGGTCATGTATGACACAACGAGAGACACCGCGAGTTCTGGCGAGGGTTGGTTGTATGCCAACAGTACTTCCTCAGAACAAGCAGCTGCAACATATGCAGTTCATACCACCAGTAACGGTTTTCGTATGGCTGGTACTTCTAATGAAAATAATGGAAGTGGACGTACTTATATATACGCCGCCTTCGCAGAACACCCCTTCAAAACTTCACGCGCACGCTAACTAATTAATTATGCTTAAACTAAACAATAAGCCCCTGCCATACGATAGGGCATTTACACATGCTGATATTCAATATCCAGCAAATTGGCTGCGTTTGTCTTCCCTTGAAGAACGTAATGCTATTGGTATTACGGAAGTAGCTGATGCTCCCAGTTGGGATCAACGTTTCTATTGGGGTGTTGATAATCCTAAGGATCTAGCTGGACTAAAGACACAATGGTCTGACACACAAACTGCTATTGCATCTTCATTGCTAGCTCCTAGTGACTGGCGTGTTATCAAAGCTAAAGAGACTGGAACTAATATTCCATCTAATTGGAAGACATACCGTGCCGCTATCCGTACTGCATGTAATACACGTCAAACAGAGATCAATGCAGTTGCTGATGTAGCAGCTCTTAAAGAGTTGTTCTTTGGTGCTGCACAAGTACAACAAACAAATGAAGAAGGTGTTGGTGTTGTTGATGAAGAAGGCAACCTAACAATGATTGCAAACCCAAATCTTGCCACTGAGTGGCCTACATCACCATGATTACTCTTATCCGTCCAATTCTATTCTCGTTCATGAAATCAGAAAAGGTTAAATTCCTTATTCTTGATCTTCTTAAGGCATACGCTAAATCAACTGATAATGATGTTGATGACAAAGTAGTTGCTTTTGTTTCTGCTGGATTGTTTCCTAATAAATAATGGAATGGGAAGAGATACCTAACTTCCCTCAATTGGTGCTTCCAGAAGCGCCTCTAATGCCTGATGCAGTGCTTGAAGTACCAAGAGCATCTCTGCCTTCATACAAGCCCCTTGTGGTGCCTCCTAGCAACCTTAGACCGCCTGCTGGTGTTAAAGGTATTGACATAAAAGATGAGGCACCTTCTAAACAAGATAAACCTAAAACAAATACTCCACCAACTAAGCCTTATGTTCCACCAGAGGCACAAATAATAGCAGTACCTTTTACAGACATTGAAGTACCAATGCCTACTACTACTATTATGACAACAGCAGCTACCACAGCATTTATTTCGGTAGCTGCAACGTTACTTGGACAATCACTTTTTAAGTACTTAGTGATGCTATTTAAACCTATTATTAAACAGGCATGGAGCAAGTTAAAGAAAAAGAAGACGGTGGAAAACCAAAAAACTTCTTAGCTAAAGTAAAGGAAAACACAGAAGACGAGCTTCAAATCCTAGGTACATTTGTACGTCTAGGTGTTGTAGTTTGGAGTGGTTTTATTATTACTCTTAACTACGTTGAGCTACCAATGTTTAAAAAAAGTATAGGTGGGGACATAACTTTTCCTGCCTCTATTTTTACGGGAGCTTTGGCAACATTTGGATTATCTACATCTAATAACAAGTCAAATAGTAAATCATCAGATCCTAAAAAGAAAGACGAATGAAGTACTTACTAGCTTTATTAATGCTGGCTAGTCCAGCTACAGCACAGATAACCCCGAACTTTACTCAAGGTTCAATGCAGTCAACTACTACCACCACTGTTGATATTGATCGGACTATATCAACCGAAATAGTTGGTGGTGCATATTCATCATGGTCAGGAACAAACGTAACACCAAGTGGGGACATCACAGATGGCTCTACAACCTATTTAGTAACAAATGCTGGGGAACAGTTTCAACTGGAACTGGTAACCAGAGCAGCAGGAGTAGTGGAAACAATCGATATCGACGAAGTTATCGAACAGGTTTCTACTACTACCTCATTATCAATCTTCTCGCAGTAAGTCCAGTTTACGCAGAAGATCCTAAGGTTCAAAATACATCTAGTCCTGTAGCTGCAGCTACGGGCAATGTTACCAATCAGGCGGTTCAGTTTCAAAACAACGGAGCACCTTCTAGACAATATTTTCATGGTAATAACAGCTGCAACGGGACAACCATGCAGTTTGCACCTTTCTATATGGGTAACGATACAACCCCTATGAAACGGGATAGTTATACCAAAAATAATAACTGGGGGGCACAAGTTAGTTTTTCTGTACCGCTTGATGGTGGCATGGTAGAAACCTGTAAAGCTATCGCCCGTAAACACGAACAGAAGATGCGTCTTGATTATGAATTAGTCAGGGCGTTAAAGTGTACAGAGATCATGCAAAAAGGTTTTACCTTTAGACCTGGATCACGTGTTGAAATCTTATGTAATGACATCGTACCAATTGTGGCCCTTGAATAGATGGAAGCAGCAGTTACTGCTCTTATCGCATTAATAGGCGGTGGGGCAGCTCTAAACAACAGACTACACAACCGAATAAATAATGTACATGACCGTATCAGCGGTCTCGACAGACGTATTGATGCTATTGAATTAAGTGTAGCTCAAGACTATGTATCCAAAGCTGACCTATCAGTAATGGTGCAACGTATGGAAGACCATATGATACGCATCGAAAACAAATTAGATCAAATCGTATTGAGGAATTAATCATGCCTAGAGGCGGACAAAAGTCTTACATCCAACAAATGAAAGAAGACCAGCTTAGAAATCGTGGTGGTGACCCTAACAAAAGGGGTAAGCCTTTGCAAGGAAAGGATGTATTTCCAAAGCAAGCAAAGAAACTACCTAGTGAACGTAAAGGTTACAACGTATAATTATGTCCTATCAAATCATTGATTCATATACCAATAAAGTACTTGGTACATATGAAACCGAAGCACAAGCAGTACGTGCTGAGTCACATCTAGTACATGAACCTAACGAAACACGTTACGAAATTAAAGCACCAGCTAAACCTAAAGCTAAAGCTAAAAAGGCTAAATGACAAACAAGAAAGCAACTGAAGACCAGTTTAATGAGTTGCATAATCTTGTTACAAAGGAATTCCTTGCCCGTATTAAATCGGGTGAGGCTTCCACACAAGATCTAAAAGCAGCTTGTGATTGGCTATCAAAGAATGATATTAGTGGTGTCGCCTTTGAAGGTAGTCCACTAGATAAGCTAGTTAGCATTATGCCTACTGTAGATCCTGAACTTGTACAACGGAGACTTTATGGCACGAAGCTCTAGTCATAGCGGACCTAAATACGCTAATGGTAATTATAAATCATATCAAAAGAAATATGATGGCTCTAAATTACAGATCTCTAAACGATCCAAACTAAATAAAGAAAACCGTAAACGTGGAACCTACGGTAACGGTGATGGCAAGGATGTATCCCATAAGAAAAATGGAAAGACATTCCTCGAAGCAGCATCAAAAAACAGAGCACGTAAAGGACGCGCATAATGGAAATTAACATTGAATCTTTACTTAATTTTCTTAAAATCAAAAAGAAAGCAAAAAAGGATTGGTCTAAAAGTGACCAAATTGTTTTAGATAATTTTCAAGAGTTAAAGAAAAAAGGCTTGGAAAATTTACAGATCCAACCTTTAAATCAATCTTCTTATGGAGATAGACGCTTTAATAATGATGTAAGCCCTGATTTCCAAGGACCAATGGGATATGCTGGGCGTGGTACACAAGATCGTATGCCAGGCACAACACCTCAATTTACTCAAAAACCTACAAAAGTAAAGCGACCCATCAAACGTAAAGGTTCCGGTTACATTTAAACTATGACCCCATTACTTCCTACCCCTAACGATTACCTCTACAACTTAATAGCCATGACCTCACCAGAAGCTAAGCGTCTGTGGAGGCGCTCTATTAAGGAACACTTTGACCATACTTGTATCTATTGCGGAAAAACCTATGACCTTAGTCAACTATCTATCGATCATGTTCATCCTCGCGCTCGTGGCGGAGAGGATGTTGCAACGAATGTTGTATGCGCCTGTACCAGATGTAATCAGGATAAAGGAAGTACACCCGTCCTTAGTTGGATGAGAGACAAATTTGGAGTTAATAGACTCCGTGAAAAACTAATTATGGAGTATATTAATTAATTATGCCTCAATTTTTACAGAACCTACAACGATACGCTAATGACCCCTTAGAATTTGTTAATGGTGTTGTTCGTGTTGGTAGTATGATAGGTAATGAGCTAGAATATGGTAGGAAACAAATTAGTGGTTTTATTGAAGATGTTGTACCTGAACCTATTGTCAATACTTTAGATAATCTAACTGATGCACTTAGTACAGGTTATGAAGCCTCTCCTGTAGGAGCACTGGATCAAGGGGCTGCTCTTGCTGCAGATGCTGTTTCAGAAACAACCAACTCACCTGCTTTAGGTATGGCAGCTGGTCTTTTGTTAGGCATGGTTGACGGTTCCCCTGGTATTAATGTATCAAGAGGTGGAGCAAGGTTTAAATTTAAAACTCAAGGTGAATTTAATGTCACTCAACCTGCAAAGGTTGATGCAACCCGTGATGCAGTAGATGATGTTAAATTAATTCTACAAAACATTGAAGAAGCCAATCCTGGTGTTAAGCCTGGTGTGCTTAGAAAAACAATTCCAGAATACAAAGCAGCTCAAAAGGCTTTGGGAGCTAAAAAGCCTGCAGTTAGTAGTGAAGAATCAAACATGTTAGCATTTGGTTTAGGTAGGGAACAAGCTTACCCACGGACAAAACCTCGTGCCAAGGAAATAAAAAGTAAATTTATTAAAGATGCAAGACGTGATCTTCAACAAGGTGTTGATAAAGTTATTGAACAAGTAGATTTGCACCATAAATTTCCTAAAGGTATATCAGCAGCAGTTTTTAATCGTGCTCGTGATTTTATTGAAGACGGTAAAATGACATACAATGATCTAGTAGATATGGCTAAACGTGCTCAACAACGTGGCCTAGAGCCTGGAGATGTTGAGACTGATTTGTTACCAATGTTTAAAACACCTCACGATACTTTTCATGCAGAAATGCGTGCTCAAGGCTCTAATCAATTTCCTGGTGAAAATTTAGAAATTAGTAAAACTAAACTTACTCAAAAACTTAGACAAGTTAAAAATCCAAAAGATTTATATGTTTTGTGGGATCAAATGTTATCTGATGATATAAAATATCTTTATGAAACTGCTGAAATCTGGCAGCCTATGGATGAAACAATTAAAAGTGTTAGCCCTAAATTTACCGGTAAAGCTCCATCAAAACCTAACTAGAAGCCTCTACAAGCCCTCTTAACCCCCTACACGCTAGATTCTACCTATGAACACTTTAGACCTCCTTAAAGACGATTTTAAGCTATTCCTACAAGCATTATGGAGTGAACTAGACTTACCAAACCCTACACGTGCTCAATATGCAATTGCTGATTACCTTCAATATGGTCCAAAGCGTTTACAAATCCAAGCATTTCGGGGAGTTGGTAAGAGCTGGATTACTGGTGCTTTTGTTCTTTGGACTTTATTTAATAACCCCGAAAAGAAAATAATGATTATATCTGCTTCTAAAGAACGAGCAGATAACATGTCAATCTTCCTACAAAAATTAATCATTGAAACACCCTGGTTGGTACATTTGCGCCCTAAATCTGATGACTCCCGTTGGAGTCGGATCTCATTTGATGTGGCTTGTTCCCCTCACCAAGCCCCTTCTGTTAAATCAGTGGGTATTACTGGTCAGCTTACCGGTAGTCGTGCTGATCTAATGATTCTAGACGACATTGAAGTTCCTGGTAACTCAATGACAGAATTTATGAGGGAGAAACTTCTACAATTATGTACTGAAGCTGAATCTATCCTTACTCCCAAGAATGATAGTCGTATTATGTTTCTTG